CACCCTTTCGGGTGGCGCTACGTCTCGAACGTAAGCCCTTCCATTAGTGTCCCAGGAGTGTCCGATGCCTAGCCCCCCTTCCTTAAGTGAGAACTTATTGAAGGTGGACTATTCTGCCCATAGGGTTGATCTCTATAGGCAGGTGGCAAAGGATATTTTAGCTAGTGACTCTGGAGACTCACGATACATTGTCGCCATTTTTGGTCCTGAATTGATTGGATCTTGGGCTTTGGCCCTTGATCCTTTTAGACAGTTCCATAATGGTTCTAACGTGGTAGCCCGTTTAACTGACGGGCCTAAAATCGTGAGAACTCGTACTATCCTGACGCAGCCTCGGCGCGATCGCATCGAGAACTGGTCAGTGACGACCGTGTCTGAAGGTTACTATCATGACCCCGATGGGGGTCTGTTTGATTACCTTTATTCAGGGCCGACTCATAGTACGACAAGCGGAGTAGATGTGAATCCTCAGCAGGAACCACTCTACGGTGTCATTCTTGATACAACGCGGCGTACTAGACCGATGAAGCAAACCCAAGGCGAATTTGAATTATTCGCCCCTAAGCTTGTTTCACCATCTAGAACTAAAGCTTGGATGAAGAGTGACTCGCTCGTTTGGAATAGTATTGGTACAGGCCAACGCTCTCGCGTTCGCGCCTATACTCGTGCTACCCAAATCGGACCAGAGTTCCGCTGTACTAATGCGAGCGTTCAGGCCTTGTTGCCTGGAATACGGTCCCGTGCTACTGCAGCGATGCAGAAGAACGTCTATGGCATGCTTGACAATGTCATGCCACGTCATAGAACGTATTCCTTGTATTACCAAGCTGCTGAGTTGAGGGAGACTTCTCTTACCTTGAGAGGCACCCTCGAAGCTTGGCGAGGTTTTGAACGGATAATCGGAACAGACATGTTCCGAAGACTCCAACAGACTCGCTTCCGCCATTTATGGCGGGACCCCACACTACTCCAATCTTATGCTCGTAGCTTAGGCCGATCTACTGGCTTCAACTATGATGAGCTGACTGGTTTAGATCAACTTGCGGGCTCTGCCTTCCTTACTTTTAAGTTCGGTTGGGAGAGCACGTATCGTGGGATTGTACAGCTACTTCCATCTGCTGCTCGTGCCACTCGCGATGTGAATCGCCTTGTGGAACGAATAGGGATGGACACGTCGTTTAGAACCAAGAAGACTTGGATCGAAAACGAGACTAGCTTTCCGTCTTTGGTCAATTGCGACTTTTTACATGATGAAGACATCATCGCTTCTACCCCTAAACTTGAGGGTAGGAGGACTTGTGAGCTTCGCCTTATGGTGAATCTCAGGGTTATGTTTCCGCATGTAGATATCCCCCGACTTCGTCGTCAGTTGTTGAACGACAAACTTGGGGTTTACCCGAGCCCAGGTGATCTTTATAACTTGATCCCCTGGACTTGGTTAGTTGACTGGTTCGGAGGACTCGGCGACTATGTTACCCTTATGGGTACCATTGCCAACGATCCTTCGCTAATCAACTATGGGTTTATCACCTACCGAGAGGAAGGTGAGACATCCGTAACCGCACTTGGCCGATTTCGACAGACGATATCGCGAAATATCGATGGGAATTTGAACGTCAGTAATTATGACACTCCAAATACCCACACCGGTATTTTTAAATACCGCTATCAAAAGCGTGTATCGATACCGTCGGTCACTAATGTTAAAACCGTTTGGGATTCAAACTTGAATCCCAATCAAACCGCCATCCTTGGGGCTTTGTTTAGCTCAAGGGGTGGCTCCCGTGCGAGGCGAGATGCCTCGTAGGGGATTTAACATCAGTAAAAGGATACTTAGACATGGCTCTTGTTGATCCAATCGCCGTCGCTGCCGCCGCTCCCACACCTGCACTGACTTTCAGTGTGGTCAAGAGAGACGGTTATGGTGCAGAACGTTGGGATGTAACCAATGGTTACACTCTCGCGTTCAACCATTCGACTTCACCCAACAACGGTGAACGGCATTATATGAAAATCACCCAGACCCTGGATGCCACATCGCCATATACTGGTGATGTGAGCAAGCAGACTGCTGTGGTTTCCATTTCTGCTTCGTTCCCCGCTTTCGGGTGGACTGCTGCGAGTAAGGCAGCGCTTGTAAAAGCGCTGACGGACACGCTGGCCGACGCCGATGTCACTGTTGCGAAGTTCGTGGCCTTCGAGTCTTAACAACTCGATTGCTCACTTCTCCGCGAATGAGGAGTAGAAACTTTCTACTTCTTTAAAGGAGGTAGAAATGTCACTCTTAACGATTCTCTTTCGCTTAAAAACGATTGGAATTGTTCTCGCCAAAGCTGGCGAAATCCTCATGAGAATTGGTAGTGCTCCTTCTCTCACAGAAATTGTAAGGGAAGAAGAGGCTTCCAATTCGGATCAAGAAGGCATGTCACAGGATTCCTTAAACTCTAATGGAGTTAAGGATGAAGAGCCTGCCGAAGATGAAGTTCGAGTCGAAGCTGAGCAAGGAGATCTCTTTGAGACCTCTAAGCCAGTCGGACCCCCACTTCATCCACAAAAGTATCCTGCGTAGTCTGTTAACTGATGTTAACAGGTTACGTCCTGGGACTAAAGGGCTTGAACGTGATTTGATCACGCTCGAGGCGCGTTTAGAACACGAGGGTGTCAGTTTTTTGACTGTTACCCTTAGTACCCTAGGTAAGGCCTTTGACAAAGGTCTTTCTGAAGGTACTTTCACCTGTCCTGTGGGCCTTAAACGGGCCCGCGGATCCATGATCCCTCTAATTTTTAGCGGTGTCATGGGTGATGTGTTCGATCCTAGTACTGGAGATCTAGTAAAGGGGCGCGACTGTCGTGAGGATGTTTTCATCCTTCGACAGTTGCTCTACTTTCTGGAGGAAGTTCGTACCATCGTCCAAACTAGCTGAAAAGCTAGAGCGGAAAGCAATACGAACTTTCGTGAAGTGTGATGAACAGATTCAGGGCATAGCCCCGTTTCGTGTTGATCACATCTCCCGTGTTTCCAAACTTGTCCTAAGAAATCTTGACGACTTCTTGGAACTCGAATGTAAACATGGCCCAGGCGCCGTTGCCGAGGGCGCAAAGTCCAACCAGAAGTGGTTGCACGTTGTATCTGGTCTATCTGATTTAGACCCCCGACTTTCTGATGCTGGCTATGATACTGTCTACGGACTGTATCATGACCGGATAAAAGAAAGTTGGAGCGGCAATGTCCTTACTAGCGAATGTGCGAGGCTCGTGACAGTGCCTAAGACTTGTACAAGTCTTAGGACTATCACCGTTGAACCAGTGTTGAATCAATTTGTTCAGCAAGGGTACAACAATCTTCTCCGAAAGGAAATAGATCGTTGTTCGGTGATGTCACGGTGCTTAACACTTTCTTCTCAAGAGCCTAATCAGAATTTGGCCCTTGAGGGATCGCGTACCGGCGAATGGGTTACGATAGACTTGAGTTCTGCTAGCGAC